TGTCGATGTAACTTCCCCTAATCTTTAAATTCTTTCAAAGGGGGATACTCTACCTCTTTCAATGAATACATTTGATTGAATTTGAATTGGGTCAACAGCATTCATCAAGGCTTCTTGTTTTGTTATTCCTGACATAGTTAACCATTCAGGTATTAATCCGTTTGATTGAACTATACTCAAGGTAGTCCCGTCATCATAATCATAGTAATCGACCCCATCGATAGTATAACTCACATATGGGTCCGTGTTCGAACGACCCCAATATGTCCCTAAAACATCACCTACAACTTTTACCTGTTGGTTTTCTTTAAATCTTACAACACCATATTGTAGTAAGTCATTTAAACTACTTTGAGTTTGAGAGGATAATATAATTGGAAGTTGTGTAAATTGTGAACCTACATAATCGTTTATGTTAGTTGAGCTATCATAATTTGTTATATAATCATAACTTATAGGTGTTCCACTCCAACTCCCGCTATTTGGTATGAAAAAATATTGACCATTTGGATTCGAGGGTGACGCTTGTGAATAGGGAGTTGTAATGATATTTTGTGATACTGTAACACCCCAAATACTTACACCCGACAAACTTAAAGTATATGTGTTAGCACCTGTGGGGTATTGATGTAAAATACCATTTTGATTTGTGATTTCAGTTATAGGGGTTCCATCCCCCCAATCTAAAAAATATTTAGTTATCTTAAGATATTTCTTTAAATCTTTTTCTGAAGTGTTATAAAAGTAATAATCGTATGGTGATTCGGTTGTAGATGAATAAATAAAGTTATTAATCACATCTTGTTGATATATACCACCATCAAATAAGTCATAATATCCGATATCGTTGAAGGTTTGAGTAATTAAAATCGGGATAGTTAAATCAGATAATGTAGATACTCCTTCGGAACCACCTGACAATATCTGACTCATTGATAATTGTATGGTAGTAATACCTGTGGTTACTATAATATTTTCGGTGAAAGATGTTAAATCACAACAAGTCAAATCAGGCACCAATACAGTTTCAGTGCTTGCAGTATAAACTACATCTTTGAATTTATTTTTGATTACAATTGGTGATATCTCTATATAATACTTCTGTAGTTCCATTACGGGTTAACATATTGATACCAATTTATTGGGTCGCTAGAGGACCCTTTTCTGACTTCATTATTTTGTGATGTATAATCAAAAATTTCATAAGTATAATCCGAATAATTCAACTTAACTTTATAATAGAAGTATTCGGATTGATTGAATTTGAATGACCCAATACTAGAAAATGGTCTATTTGTTAATCTTATAAATTCGCCTGTCTTAGCATTGAAGAACTTTGCAGACATATAAAAAGTATTATAAGTGTTAAATAATTTATTTGTGTTCTACTATCATCAGTATCATACAAATCCAATTTAAAAAAAGATTTAGCAAAACTATTAGAAATAAAATAGGTTTCGTTTATGTCAAACCCTTGTTGTTCATAACTATTAATCCAACTTGTTGGATTTGATAAACTTCCGTTTATAGAATCAAAAAAATTGAAAACATAATTAATATCTGTTTTGGTGGTAAAAGGGTATGTTTTGTTTCCAAATCGGACACAATCAAAGTCTGTTGGTTTTCCAATTACTTCCTCTACGGTCCTTTGTTGAATTTCATCAATCGAATCGTCTTGTCCTAATTCACTCCATTTCAATTCAATTGGTATATCCAAATATTTATCATTGTTTGTTTGCAAGTTATTTGGATTCAAAACCATTTTATATTTACTCACATTCATCGATTGTTGGGTCTTGGATTACGTTTATGAATTGGTTTTCATTTGAACCTTCAGGGACAACTCGGAATGTTGTGATTTCAAATGGGTAATGAACTCCGTTCAAAAAAGGGAAATTTACACCAGCATCTGTTTCATCAACATATCCATAAGTATATACATCTCTCCATCTGAACGATAACGAGTTTTCAGAATACGCCGCATAATTAGGAATACCTACCACATTTTGTGATTCACCTTCTTCGATATACGAAGAAAAATCTCTTACTTTTATTTTGTTGAAGGGTTCATAATAATAACCATATGGGTTTGAATTGAAATTTGCTGAAGACCCTAGGTTAATATTAAAAACGCTATCGTTAAAAACAAATTTGTGATATATTTGACTCAATTCGTTTTCACTGAATGTAAAATCATTCCACTCACACAAAGCGCCATCTAGTACGTCATTTACGACAGGAGGTTTATTGTAATAGAAAGTTCTGCCTCCTTGAGTAAAGTTTTGTAGTTGTATATTGGTAAGTGAATTTGTATTCAATTGTTGTGGATTTGAGTCCCACCAAGGGTTAGGTCTATCATTATTCAATTGTAAATTAAAACTGAACCCTTGTCTCAAACCGATGTTGTTTGATATAGGTTTCATAGTCCATCCAAATTTTCCAATCCAAATTTGTGTAAAAAATAATTCTGATACCGGTCTCAATTGATTATCAACAACGTCCTTAAGATTTATGTCTTTGCTAAATGATAGAGTATAAGTTTGTCCATTATTTTTGACAGATAATCTTCCTCTTTGGTTGGGGGTTAATTGTTTTGGTTCATATTTTTTTTCAATTCGAAATGGGTTCAACTCAAATCCTGAATTTGTTAAAACCGCATCTTCAGGATTTGTTAGTATTTTATGTTTTCTAACATAATATGTTGACCTAGTGTCTATCGGATGGTCAGGGTTTATTACACGTTTCAAAGTTCCTGTAACATTATCGCTAAATGTATTACCCAAATAACCAACATCAACCAATCCTACAACGTATAACTCAGAGTTAAATGAACCGTCACCCAAATAGTCTACCGAAAATAAATTATTGTTGTTGTATGAAAATGATAATTCAACATATTCACCAACGCTCAAATTATGTTTTAAGGAACAATATAAAAATATGACGGGATGTCCGTTATATTTACCATTTTTAATAACAAATGGTATTCCATCACCACTCAACCACGAATGTGCAATATTGGGGTAAAATAGATTTTGACATTGTAGAAACTTATTGGAGTCATTTTCATAGGCATAACTCAAATAAAAATTCCAGTTGTATGAATTAGCTTTTGATGTTTCGAAATCTATGTGTGGTTGTGTGACAGGATTTATTGTTGGTGTTGTATATCCTTGGACATTACTATCAGTTCTTATCAAGTCAAATTCGAAATATTGTGGGTATCCTGACATCGGATTTTTGTCTTTCTTGGAAGAATAACTCAGCTAAATTTATGTCTTGAATTCTTTCAAATTCTGCCTCTTGTAGGAAGTTTTGTTCCAAATTCAAACTTACTCTTGAGTCAACGTCTGAAGATTCGGCACTTCTTTGAGAACCTAAAACAATCTTATATGTATTATTAACACCCATTAATCAACTGTAGTTTCAGTATCTACCCATTTTGTTATGAATCTATCCATAGCCGAAGCACCTCTATTCAACCCGAAATAAAAGAAGAATGGTCCTCCCGCAGTTACTACATTTTCTGGACCAAATGCTGAGGTCTCGTACGTATCAGCATCAGTAAAGGTTGGGTCTGCGGTGATAATATCGGTAAAAAGGTCTACTGAATAAATATAACCCTTATAGTAATCAGATTGGTTTGGATTAGTTGTCCTAAAAAATCTCGATTGTGAAGTTAATCTATCTAAAGACTGATATTTGTGATTGTGGAAAAATTCTGTTCCTAATTGACCACCTAATCCTACAGTATACCAATGCCCTTTTTGTGTTCCGAAAATATTTGCAGTTTCGTCATTTTGTGGAATCGCCCACTGATAAAATGGGACTAATTGGTCTCTAACCGGTATTGGATTTAAATTACAATTGTTCGCATTTAGTGATGCGGTTGGACTATAAACTATTCTTTTTGGTGAAATAAAATCTCTATTTTGTGTGAAAGAAGAGAAAAATATACCAACGACTGCATCTCCCGAACCTTCGTCACCATTAAAATAAATTGTCTCTTGTTGAATTGTATTTGGGTCTTGTGGGTATGATTCCGCATCGAAGGGGACTATACCGAATTCAGAATTTATTGATATCATTTGAGCATAATCCGCATCGACCATATTTTTATTTCTTACATTGAAGTCGAATGGTGGATTGTAATATTGATTGACAAATCTTTCTCTTGTGAAATAATTAAGAATACTTGCACCTCCGACTCCGAAAAATTGTTCCAAGAAATTGGTGTTGGCTAACCTTGATATGACAAACAGATTTAATATGTCATCTATTTCATTAAAAGTAGTTGAAGGTATTTTGTTCACAATATATCCTTCATATTCTTCAGAGGCACTTTGATTCAAAAATTTAGAAATTTCATCTCTCGGACCTAAGTCCATAATTGTTGTAGGAAACATTAGGTTTTTCATATTACCTCCATAATACCTACCTAATCCAGGTCTGAATGTTTCTCGACCGATGAATCCATCGAATGTTCCTTCCTTGAAAGGACTACTTCTATAAAAGAAATTGTTAGTTGGTCTGTGAAAATAAACAGTTTCTTCACAAGTTTTATTATAGGGTCTGTTATATCTTGTATCAAAAAATCTATCGTTTTTGAATGAAAACGCAAACAAGGTTCCATTAATCCAACTATTCGTAAACATGTGTCTAAAAACACCTTGACATAAACCAAAAAACACTTTAGCTCTCGACAACCATTCTAATATAGTTATGACATCAACTGGTATAGATATAATTGGTTTGGTAACCATTTGATAACAATTATTTTTGAAATATTGTACATTACCAGGGTTTTTTCTGGTACAAGTATCTATTTCATCAATATATATTGTTTTTTCCACTGTGTTGTATTTATAACACCCGAATGGAACCAAAGTTGAGTTTTCTTCACCGCAAGTGAATGATGATAAAACTTCATTAACAAATCCTGCGTTTGTGTCTCCTGTCACGTTATCACCATTGTCATCACCATTATAACCTCCACCACCAACAAACGAACCTGAAGAGGCAAACGTTCCGTCTTCAGATACTTTGAATATCGCAAAACCTGTATTTTGTTGTAGTGCCATATGATTGTCACCATTGACAAAATTATAAGTAGATGTTGGTAACCTGTCTGACCTCATTACATATCTTCCTTGTGAGCTATGTTGTATGGTCGTAAATATATTACTATACTTACGAGAATGGTAGACTCCCTGTACTCCGTATTCTTTATCAGTGTATAATCCTCCCCAAGATAAGTGAGAAAAACTACAACCTTCCACTTTTTCTTGTCTTTGGTATCCGTCTTTGGAGAAGATGTGTGAAGCCGATGTAGGGTCTAAATAATCCTCACCTTGGTCTGTTCTAATCTGTCCAAACACATTTGGAAAATTTGGTTCCCTGTAGTCACTTGAATCCAAATCTGGCCCTCCTGGGTTTGGTGCCAAACCGTTGGTGTTTATTGCGAAAATCCCGTTATTTATAACCGCTATCCCATTTGAATTAACAACCCCTCTACCTACCAAGTAATCGTTATTATTACCGTAACCAGGTAAGTATTCGGGTAGTGTTGAAAAATTGGAACCATCCAATTTTAGGTAATATTGGTGTAGTTCATTGTTAAATACTTGGAAGTTTTGTGGGATAATATTTAAACTATTAAATGTTTTAAAATATAATCTCTCACCATTAGTGTCCGTGTCATCATTATTAGAAATTTCATTATGTCTCACACAATTATACCCTCCTTGAATGGGTATGTTAGGGTGAAAATCACCCACAACTGTTTCAAAATTCTCACTTTGTCCATAGAGTCTTCCTATTTCATATTTCACAGGTATTTTTGGAGTATTTGGGTCAACTCCTCTTACCATTATTAAAATACCAATATCAGGCCAACCTTCAATAAATTGGAACGGGTATTGACCGTTATTTCCTGAAGAATAACTGGCGAATTCCAAAAAATCTCCAAGCCCATCACCACTCGTCAAATTCCAAGGGGTTAGGAGTGTATTTGACCTATTAACGTAATTCATAAATACATTTTGTAGTAAGCATCTTTGAATGAATCCGTTTCCATCACCTCCGCCCTGATACATTTCACCTACAGTGGTAGGTTTGATTACTTGAAAATACTCAATATCCATTGGAAATTTAAACTTGGTCTGAGTATCTCCTGTTATATTTATTGTATAATTTGCATCTAGTGTCTGATTGGGATTATTATGGTCAGCGTATGGTACAGTAATCTGAGTTAATCCTGTGACACTCGTCACACCAGTTGTTGCACTTATTACATTCAAATCTTGCGATAAACTTGAATCTTGGAAGGCTAATAGTTGACCAGGTTGATATTGAGATAATTGGTTACTATCAACGAAAACTATTATTACATTATCATAATGGAATTCATTACTACCAGGTTGGAAGGAAACTTTGATTCTATTATACCCTTCACCTGCGGTAGCATTATTGAAGTATTTAGCCTTAGCATTCCAAAGATTAACTCGTTCAGCAATTGGTAATCCTGTAGAAAACCATCCTTTTTTTGGTAATGTTGGGCTATTTGGGTCGAATACGTTACCACCACCGTAAGCATATGGTGGTTGTCCCGCACCAGCAATTGCTACTTGAATAGCATTCAATCTATTTTGACATACTTCGGGGTCATCATCCCAATCCTCTTCACTACACGGTGGGTTATTTCCTTGTGGTATTTTATATTGAAAAATATTTGTAAAATCAAATAAAGTACCCGCAGGAGCGTTTTTAGTGAGTTGAGCTGCTTGTGAAGCATATTGGTCACCTTCGTAATCTTCAGCATCTTCATCTATACAATCACAAATTTCGCAATCAGGATATGTTAGGTTCGGTAACCTGATAATCATTTTTTTCCAAAGTTGTAGAATATCCTGTACTAAATCTCTTAAATCTCCGAAGTCAGGACAATTGACTCCATTTCCTCCAAAGAATTGACTGATACCATTTACTATATTACATATTAGTATGACTATCAAATATATTATGGCAATAATAATAACTAACGGAAAAATAAGATACTTCAATATAAATGCAACTACGTGGCTTATAATTAACAAAGCAAATAGTGTTGGTCTGAAAATTAAAATAAGAAATGAAAATAAAAGATATAAAAAGGTTGTTTTATACTGAGCATCATTTGTGGGAAAAGGGTTTGATGTTGATTGACAACTCTCGTCGGTAATATCTTTAACTCCCAAAAATTTAGCATTCGAAAAACCTTTCCTATACTGGTCCATCAACTGAGAAACGGTATATACCTTATTGTATCTCATTTCGTAAAAGGTATCCTCACAATTGATAGCCGTTTGTTCTTCAGCATAATCATCCCAAGATAAACTAAAAGAATATGACCTTTCTACTTGATACTTAAGATAAGGTTCAATGTTAAAAAACATTGAAGCGGTTATAATTGGTTGGTTAGTATCTTCAAACGTTACAGTGACTTGTAGTGTTTGTCCGGGGTCAATTATGATATTATCTTTCAAAGTGGTTGCCACACCATCTATTATGAATGTGTAATCGGCAACATTAATTTTATTCGCAACTTTAATAACAGCTTTGGACGGTAATGCTTGTAAAATGGATAAGGTTTGCGTGTTTATCACCGCACCAGGTATTGGTAAAGCTGCGAACTGTAATTCTTGAGTATCACCTAAAGCACCCTGAAACTCGAATTTTGATGGGTCTTGGTCATATTGTTCCCAACCATATTCTCTAATATTAGGAACTAAAAAGTAACCACGTTTTACGGGTTCACTTAATGTTGGTTGTTGTTGCCACTTGATTTTGAATCTATATTTTGCAGAAGATGGAACTCCAACTTTAGGGTCGTTGGATATTATTCGTTGTCCGAATTCGTCTGTTGTAATGTAGTCCAAATTCATTGGTACATCTAACAACCAAGTTCCATTTTCATCGATTACATTTCCGTCGTCTTCGAAATTATATGGTTCAAGTGCGGGTCTACCTTTATCGTCTTCAAATATTGTTTGTCTTATCGCCTTTATTTGACCAGGTCCACTAACCAATGAACACTGATTTCCTGCGTTTTTGTTAACCCTACATTTGGTTTTTTGAGCTTGCTCCTCAGGTGTAGAAATTAACGACCCCATAAAAATTGCCGTAGGTTGGATTTCCAAATTAGCCTCCAACCCTAAATCAAAATCAGTTCTTGTAATAGCAATCTGACATAAATCAGGGTCTCCCCAAAATGGTGCAACTTCTATTGTTCTTACAACATTTATAATTTGTGGTAAGGTATTTAAATTTTCTGAAGTTTTGAATCTTGTTCCGTCTACTTGTGATGGTGTTGCTAAACCTATCCTTACCAAATCTTGCGGAGAAAGAGAAAATTCACCAATATCTGATAAATCAACATCCATAACCAATGTCTGAACACCAATTGGAACTCCGAATATCATAAAGTCCCCACTTTCATTTGTTTGGACTGTGAACTTATAATACTTATCGTATAATTGAACTACCGTTTTGTTGGTCAAAGCGTCCTCTCGAGTTGGAAAAGTTCCTGTTGCTTGATGACCAGGATAACTCGGTTCATATGGTAATAAATTATATCTATAACCATCTTCATTAACCTCAGCAACTGACTTGTATGGGTATATAGTATTAATAATTGGATTGTCTTCGTCTTCCTCACTCAGAGGAATGAAAACCGATATCTTCGCATTTGGTATTCCATAACCATTATTAACTAACACTCTACCAACAACAACACCATAATCTGAACATTGTTTTTGATATACATCACTTTGAAGAAGTTTCAGAGAAAGTATCTCCAATAAGTCAAAATCCTGTTCTATTTTTACGTTGAGTTGTTTTGCGGTATTTTGACCAACTTCGGTTCTTATTCTAATTGTTTTCGGCATCAATTATTTTTTTGATAAATAGTATTTATTCTATTTTATCTAAAAAAATAGACAATGGTTTAATAAAATAAATTGTCAGGAAAAATTAAGCGTTTGTTGGTTTCTTACTCTCACCAATATGTCTTTACCAGGAAACCTAACTTGATAAATTTGACTCGGTTGAGCGAAAATGGTATCATCAATAAGTTCGATTTGTCTAGTCGCACTTGACACATATCTTTGAGATGTTTGAGAAGACGAATATTGACCTCCAACTAAGTTAAATACGTCCAAGCCAGCAATTGAAATTACACCATTTATGTCTTGTATATTTTTTCTTATCTCGGACAAGTATACGTTTGAGCCCAACTCTATATTGCCAGGGTCAAAGTAATTTGTAACCGCATTTATTATTTCTGACACTACCGCACCTTGATTTTGAGAGGCATCTAACACAACAGAAATATCGAACTTCAAATCAATAACCTCTGCGGTTGTTATACTAATATAGTCGTTCATCATCCTATAATTTGATAAGTAATTAGCCAAATTAGTTTTCAAGGTTTCCGATATAATTTCAGTCAACTTACCATTATTGTCGTAGGACAAAAGTTGTATGACAACTTTATTGTCTATTTCAGTTATTGAAACTTTTGCCGGTGAGCCAAATTTGGATGGCATATTTCTTATTACCGCTTCGTAATCACTTACTGTAACTGCTCTATTTTGAGCGGCGAAATTGTATGTCACATAATTTCTAACTTCTTCTATTGTAGGAGTATTCAACCCTCCAATTGCTGCAGTTATATTATTACAGGTCAAGGAATTAATGACATTTGTATTTGTTGACTCGTTTGGACCATTAACAAAAAATGACGCATTTGCCACTTGGTTTATAACATTTACTCCTAAATTACTGACCAAACCTCCACCTACTCTATATTGAACAAATATTGTTGAATTTGATTTCAATGTGCTACCTAACGCAAAGTTGTTCGAGTATTTTTGTAGATTAAGGGGTGTTCCGTTTCTTGCAAACTCTCTTAATAATTCATCGGTTGATTGACTACCTCCACCAAAAGTCATTTTAAAAAATCCTTCAGGTGTGAATTCTGTAATAAATTTGTTTGAGGTTTGTAGATATCTCCCTACTTTAATGCCAGGTTTATCGGATGGTCTTGTTGGGTCCTCTATGAAGACCTTATCTTGAATCAAGGCATCAACTTCATACCATCTGTTTTCTAAACCTAAAAATTCTTGGGCGCTCGGAACGTTTGCGTATTGTGTTCCATCTTTCAATAGAACACTTGTAACACCTAATACATTTTTTTCAGGTAAAAACATTTCAAAAAATGGTCTTACGTCATTTGCATTTACAACTCTTTTGAATACTTTCGTTATACCATTAACAACAGGTTCTCTTTTTGTAATCCTATATGAAGTTATAATATTATTGGCATCGAAAATAGGAACTTTGGTTCTATTTAGATTTCCGTCGGAATCAAAGTTAGAAGAAAAATCAATATCATTTAATGTTTCGAAAACTTGTCCCGCACCTGTAACTTGAGCCCCTCTCCTGATTATACCACAATATCTCAAATCTTCTCTATCACCGAAAGGGGGAACTATTATAGAAAATTCTGTGAGTGCAACCGATGGTCTCAGACCAGGAATTTTTAATCCATAGGTTCTAGCAATGTTATATATAGAAGACCTTTGTTGTGCATATTGTAATACGGTCTCTTGAATACTTCTATCTATGTTGAATTGTAGGTTGTCGCTAACAGCAGTATAGGATATTTTTTTGTTTGACATATTATTTAAATATTAATAATTATGAAATCTGATGATTCAAAAGCACCATCGGTAATTATATAATCAATTTTAACCTTTGCGGTGTGTTCTTTCTCTGATATATTTGTGACTCTAAATTCTTTTTGACCATTTGTTACAACAGTACCAAATTCTTCATCTTCTGTTGATGCATCAAATACTTCTATTTTTGTTATTTTAACACCAGGAATATATTTTTCTGCAGATTGTCTTATTTCAGCCTCAATATCTGAAAATGTAGGACCATCCAATGGTTCGAATATGTATTCATATAATCTTGTTCCGAAATCAGGTAAAAAATATCTACTACCCTTTCTTGTTAATAATAGATGAATTAGATTAGTTCTAACTTCCTCATCTTTTGTTTCTGATAAATCCAAAAAATTACCCGTTAAAGAGTTCCTGAATGGAAAATTTATTCCGTATGTTGTTCCATTTGCCATATTTCATAAATACTTCAAGGTTTAATTTCTTGAATATTATAATAATAACTATCCCCATCCTCAGAAATCCATCTATCTGAACTTGTTTCAACTGAAGGTAATGAATTATCAACTTTTATGTCTTTCAAATTCAGTGGAAAATCAGTTGTTATCCAATTGGAATCTTTCCAAAATATTCTGTTATTTGGTTGACATAAAAGATACCCATCGTCTGACACAAGTAAATGACCACACTTATAATCAGATGGTTCATCACTATAAGCGTTATCAAACCAATCAATTGTCATCAAATATGTTACCCAAACTTTTGTTTTGTCTTTTAACACAACTTCTGCTCTTTTTCCTTTCAAAAACTCATATTCGGTCACTGTAACATTTTCTGAGAAACAATCCCAAAGTTGTTTGAAATGAAAAGGAATGTCTTTGGTAGGTTCTTTTAGGAATATTTCAGATATCGGAACTCTTGACCTCAACATTCCATAGTCGGTCATTACGTGAAAAGTTAATATTTTACCTGATATTGATTGTATTCCAAATGCATAAGCGTTATGAAACTTATTGTTATCTTTTTCATTTTTGGTAAAATGTGATAATCTTACTAAACACTTAAAACTTTTAATATTTTCGTTTAACAACCCCACATATATAAATATCCACCTTTATAAAACAAAAAATCCCGATTTCTCGGGATTTATGTTATGCTGAACATCCAAAACATTCTACCAAACTACTGTCGGGTCTTGGTGGTAAATTCATTTTACTGTAATCTACTTCGGGTAATGGTTGTGGTTTAACTTCTTGACTGATATCTACCGCCAAGTGTTTCGCTCCTGTTGAAATTGCCTTTGTTCTTACATAGTAACACAAAGTTTTCAATCCGTTTTCCCAAGCCTTAAAGTGAGATGAAGTAATTTTTGATACCGTTGGGTTTGCCAAATAGATATTCATAGATTGAGATTGGTCGATAAATGGTGCTCTATCAGACGACATATCAATTAGTTCTCTTTGAGAAATCTCCCAAATGGTTTTATACTTTTTCAAAAGATGTTCAATTCTTCTTACTTTTTTGTTGTAGTTTTTATCCTCAGCGTCCAAGTATTTGTTGAAGTTAATTGATTGGATTGAGCCTTCGTTTAAGATAATCTCATTTTTCACTTGTTCGTTCCAAATACCAATTTTTTCAAAGTCAGTGATAAGATATTTGTTTACAATCATAATTTCTCCACCAACAACTCGTCTATTGAATAACGCTGAGTGAGCGGGTTCTGTCATTTCATATGACCCTGTGATTTTTGCAGACGATGCTACAGGCATCTGTGCTGTGGTAAGTGAATTACAAACACCAAAGAATTTAACACTTTCTTTAAGTGAGTTCCAATCCCACATTCCTGACAAATCACTTTCATTTAATCCCCACATATCAAATTGGAATACTCCTTGTGACATTGGCGACCCTTTGAAGAAGTCGTATGGTAAATATTCTGCGGTTTTACACAGGTTATTTGATTCAAAAATCGCTCCGTAATAGATGGTTTCAAAGATATCTTTGTTAAGTTTCTTTGCTTCATCAGAAGTGAAAACATAATCCATTAAGTAAAAAACATCTGCCAATCCTTGAGTTCCGATACCGATTGCTCTTTGTTCTAATCCACCTTTTTTACCCTTTTCAGTTGAGTAATAATTGATATCGATAACCTTGTTAAGTGCTCTTACAACTTTACGAGTTTCTTCAAACAATCTTTGGAAGTTGAATTTCCCGTCCTCAACAAAGTTTTTCAAAATCATAGAGGACAATGTGCAAATCGCTGTTGTATTCTCGTCTGTATATTGGTAAATCTCATTACACAAGTTTGATTGTTTGATTACACCAATATTTTGATGGTTGGTCTTTTTGTTTGCGTTATCTTTTGAACAAAGGTAAGGAACACCAGTTTCAATTTGTGATTCAATAATCTTATACCACAACTCTTGAGCCTTGATTTTTTTACCGATACCCAAACTTACCGCCTTGTTGTAGTTCTCTTCATATTCCTCACCGTAACACTCTTGAAGTGGTTTTAATCCCGCCTTTAGAATATCATCAGGACAGAATAAATACCAATCTGATGACTCACGAACCGCTCTCATAAAGTTATCAGGTAACCACAATGATGTGAAAAGGTCTCTTGCTCTTAACTCCTCAGGTCCTGTGTTTTTCTTGATGTCTAATAAATCAAAAATATCTCTGTGCCAAGGTTCGATGTAGATAGCCGCACTTCCTGGTCTTCTTCCTTGTTGGTTAAAGAACCTCAACGACTCATTTACGATTTTAAGATATTTCAATAATCCACCGGCAAAACCACCTGATGAAGAAATACGAGTATCTTTTGACCTGATATTACTCATACAAAGTCCGATACCAGCGGCGTCAGAAGAGTATGTAGAGATATCTTTTAGTGTGTCCAATAATCCCTTTCTTGAATCATCGTTATTATAGTGTAATACACAAGATGCTAGTTGAGGTACTTTAGTTCCCGCATTAATCATAATAGGGGTTGCAGGAGAGATAAGTTGATTTGACAACGAATTGTAGTATTCGACCGCCTCTTCAAAAGATTTAGTAACCCATAAAGCAACTCTCATATACATATGTTGAGGTCTCTCAACTGATACGCCACTTGAGTTTTTGAGTAGATACATCTCTTGTAATGAACGCCAAGCAAAGTAATCAAAATTATAATCCAATTCGTGGTTGATTACCTCATCAATTTTGTC